GATCGATAGCCCTCCGAAAGACGAAAGGCTATCAATCTTCGTTTATTGGTTATTCTCCTGAGACTGAAGCGGATAGATCATATCCAGAAACAGTAATCTCATAAGAAACAGTTTTACCAGCAGCCGACTTGAAGTCTGCAGCTTCTGCCAAAATATCTAAGGCAGCTGAACTGTAAACTCTAGCAACTGATTGATCAGCAGCTTCGTCACTGCATACACAATGGATAGACTCGCCATCACCAAGACCACTTAAAGTAGTCGTCAGTTTTTGACCAGATGTCTCAACATCAAGTACGCAAGCAACTGCACCAAAATCATCAGCGGCAGTATCAGACATATTCCTTACCGAGCATAGCACGGGAACGAAATAACCTGGAATACCTTCTTCAACTACAGCACTGCCATTAGCAACGCCAGTTGAATCAACGTCAGCTACAATGTATCTCAAAACTTTCCATTGAGCGGAAATATTATCAATACTGTTGTCAGCCTTGTTTTGTCCATATAGAGGATTAGCCATTATTCATTCCCTCCTTACGATGCAGTCCAGATAGCATGGGCTTCGGGCATATGAATTTCCAAGCCAGCTTCTGTCTGAATTAAGTCGACCCGACGGTCAACGCCACTGTTTTCTAAAGTCTGGACACCAACATAAATGGCAGTATCACGTTGTAAGCCATTACCGACCAATGGACGGTAGGCTACATAACGCATATTAATACCAAGCATATTAATGTCTGTTCCATCGAGGTGAATATTCCGAGCAACATTCATATCACCGTAAGGTGTAGAAATTACTGAAATGTCCACGCCAAAGACTTTCTTTTTTCCCATCATAGAGAAATCAGCTCTCGCTAAGACACGACTCTCATGAGATCCAGGTGTTCTGGCACTACTAGTGTCACCACCAGTCCAAGGTTGTACTTGACCAATGTTATTGGCAAAGTAACCACTTAGCTTATGCAACCAATTGTAAACTGCAGTGTTCACGAAAAATATAGTTGCATTTGCATTGTTGTAACGGGGGTCTAGAAATGCACTAAGGTCATCAAGAAAATCATCTTGAGACTTAGTAGCTAGAGGCATAGAAAACTGATTTCCAAAACCAGATATGTAATTAACAACACCATCTGTATACCAAGCATCGCCACTTGTGTCGGCTGTGCTATTAAACAGAAGTGATTGTTCAATATCGAATTTATGTTCGATCAGTTTTTCTTTCCATACTCTAGCCCATTCACTAGCGTCGTATTTTAAGACCGTAGCTCTGGATGTATTATCCATTGCCATCGCAGTCTTCCAAATCTGGGTGTTACCATATCCAGTTGAGAAAGGCTGGTCTTTCCATGTTTCGGGGTATCCACTACCTTGGGCAAACGCCGTACCAATAACAAAGGATCGTTTTTCTGCAAGAGCTTCTTGAGAAGAACCTGCTAATCCAGAGTCACTAGAGTGATCGTAGGTAAGTTCCAAATCCGTCGGAACTTTTACCATTTCACCAGTAAGTAGTTTCATGTTAGCCTGAGCAGAATCAGCCACACCAGTCACCTTAAATATCGCATATCCAGTATAGGGATCACCTAAAGTATCAGATGCGGGTATTTTAACAAGTTGACCTGGGATAAAAAACTCAGGGTCTGTGCCAGATGAACCAATCGTGATTAGATTGGAAGAGTTACCATAAACGCTGCCTTTATTTCCAGCAGAATAGTAATCTCCAGCCATCACGATTTTCGTGGTATTGGCAGTTAAAGCTCCACCTACGGAAGGTGCGGCAGTATCATCTGCCCCCCACACATAAGCGTATCTTTTGTGGAACGAGGGACGCCTCTCAGTAAATTTGAACTGAGGGTCGTCACATGGTTTCTTAGATAGTTTACTAACTAAGCGGAAGAAAGGGTCTTGTGCTATTGCTAACTCAGATACTCTACTCCCGAAGTTGTACTTTCGTCTAAGGTCACCAGTCGATAGACTACTATTATCATCAGCAACACCAAGGTTGCCTAATTGAAATAAATCAGCCATTTGACTTTACTCCTTTTTACTTAGGGTTAAAGCACCTGGCTAATGAGCGTTCAGCTATTAACCAAATGCGGATTCAAGTTGCTTGTCAATCCCCATAATAGCATCAAACACTTCATCTTCTTCTGAAGCAGTACTAACTGTAGAACCAACAGATGCTAAAGACCGAGGCTTACTCTGCGCATTTTTAGTATGCTGAGAGGCTCTTTCCATTACACCCGATGATCTGGTCGGCACTTCCTCTCCATCTTCTCTATTCTTTAGATATAAAATATCCTCCAAAGAAAGAGGTCGAGCATCTGCATATGCTTTGAATTCATCCCATTGATCCATTGTCATATCATGCTTAGTTCTAAAGTCATCAATTTCGGAATGCACTTTCGCTTCTTCTTTCTGTTTCTGAACATTTTCATTAAGCCTGCTCTGTACAACACCATCAATAGTAGAATTCAGCACTTTTGCCGAATCACTGTTAGGTTTAGAAACCGCTTCATCTGGATCAAATATAAAATCTTCATCCAATTGAAGTTTCTGTGTTATGCTTTCTGGAGTTTGACCTCCACCCTTAAAATAATCTCTCACATGAGTAATTAAATTAGGGTCTTTTCGCATTTCGTCAAGTATGGGTAAGTAAGGTTCAAGTTCCTTTAGGCGAGTGTTAAGTCGTTTTCCTTCTGTGCTTGAATCTGCGTACCGCTTTTTGAGAGTCTCGACATCCTCTTTTTGCTGAACTTCACGAACAACACCCTCGTTAGAAGATAAATTGAGTGAAGAGTCATCATCCAAAATCCCCTGATTGACTTCGCTGTCTAATGCAGCAAAAAAGTCATCAGATGAGATTGATCCTGGACTGGATTGGGGGTCTTCTATTGAAGAGTTGCCTGTTTCATTTTCCATAATCTCTTGATCCTGTTTTTATTGTTGAAATTTATTTCTTATTATCATTGTCCTGCAAGTTCTTTTTATCATAATCATCTTTAAGAAGTTTTCTGTAATATTTTTGTGCTGCTTCTGTTTCAAGAGTGTCACGGGTTGTGTCAGCAGAGCCTACATCCACCTTATGCCTTATTCCAGCTTGTACTAATTGACGTTCAAGAGTCTCAATTGTTCCAGACTTATCTTTACCTTGTTCTGTTAATTGTTCAATCTGTGATTGCAATTGAGCATAAAGAGATTTCCTCTCTATAATTGCTTCCTTCCCACGGACATCAGTTTCTGCTAACATAGCTATATCATCTATAAGACCAGCCTGGAACCATTTAAAATATTCCTCTATTAACGCCCATCTATTAATAGGCATTACTGCTCCAGCTATTATTCTTATATCAAATCTTGAAGATGCATAATCATTCCAAAGTTGAACCTGTTCACCATAATCATTATATATGGGAATATTAATTCTTGTTTCCTTTTCATCATAATCTCCAGAGGAATTAGGCTGAACAATTCTGAATACCTTATCTATTTGATAATGTTTCTGGGCGTGTTCTTTAAAAACCATACCTAAATGTTCCAACGCTGGTTCTAAAACACTATTCATCCAAGCCTTTATTCTCCTAGTACCAAACTCATCATTCGCAAGTAAACCTCTATATGTTTCTGCTTGTTCCTGTACAAAACCCATCATCGCACTAGGAATACCAGCAATATATTCCATATCCCCTTTACCTTCTTGCGTAACTGTATAAAAAGCATTGTTAATAGCAGCTGGCAGGACTGGTGTTGGAGGAGTAAATCCAGGTCGATATTTTAATAATGCGCCTGGGGCAGAAGAATATTGTTCCCACTCATCTTCTGGAACACTTCCCTCCTCATATAACCATCTTAAATTAGAAGCAAGGTTAGCATTATGCAACATTACTTGATGAGCTTTATTAATTTCTTGTTGCTTCCCAACCATGGGAATAACAGCACTCATGGGGAATGGAGTCCCCGTATACATATAAGGAATGGGGATTATAGGATAATCAGAAATTGGAAGAATATATTCATATAGAGTTATATCACTACCAACAGTACAAGATACCTTTACTCTTCTCTCATGAAATAAAGATGCATCTATTATTGTTTTTACTACATCCTTATTTTGTATAAGAATTTTGTAGTCTTCTTCAGTTACAACCTTTTGCTCTGTCCTATTAAGTTCCTCTTGAGTAGCATAATCAAGTTCCGCTTTTTTCCTTTTAATACCAGCTTGAAGGGCTTCTTCAGCTTTCTTTATCTCTAAAGCAGCTCTATCTTCTATCATCTCACCTGATTCAAAAGCTGTTTCTATTTGAAGAATCTTCTCTTTAGTCGAAACGGAGAGTTCCTCAATATATTCTTTAAGTTGTCTTTCCCCTATTTGTTTAACTTTTTTAATATCATCTTTAGAAGGATAAACACTAATAGTTAAATTGTAATGAGCAACTCTGGTCTTCTCATAACATTCATAGTAATCAAGAATATCATCCTTCTCACCATGCTCGTCTACAGCAGTTATAATATCCTCAGGAATTATAGCATCAGCTTCTCCACGGTCAGCCTGAGAATAAA